TCATAGTTTGTTAGTTAAACTTTGTTCTTGTTCTACCCCTAACTCAACCAATCTAGCGCCGATTTTGCTTTTTAAAATCTCATTACGGTTAATTCGCATTGTCGCATTATAAACTTTTAAACGATTATTAACGTCTTCGCTAAAATCTTTCCGGGTTACATGCTTACCTTTAGCTCTTAATTCATTAGCTTTATCAACAGCTCGTTTAGCTAATGATTCATACTCTTTCATTGCATCAGCTTTGACAAGCTTTCCCTCAGATAATGCTAAATCTGCCTTAATCTGCTGATTAATATCAGAAATCGTCCGATTATACATACCAACTATATGTTGGTTGTATTTTTCCATGTCTTTTTTTGCTAATTTTTGCCAAGCTTTTTCGGCCTTAATGCGGTTGTCCCAGTAGGCTTTACTCTGTTTCAGACTTGTCATCATCTTCACCAGAATTCAAATAATCAGGCAATGATCCAGCTGCTTGTTGTGCATTTTTGATATTTTCTTGTTTTTCTTTGTTAATCTGCTCAATTTCAGCTTGCGGATCTTTAACAAATGGTAATAAAGATAGTTGAGTTTGTTGCGATACCATTCCTTCAGCATTTTTAGCAGCAGAAATCATTGATGAAATATCATCTGGTAAATTACGAGTAAAATGAAACTTCAAAGTAGACCATTGTTCTCTTTGATTATCATTGTTGAACAAGGTTTGGAATACAATTCGATACATTTGCTTCAATGCTTTAGTAAATTTACGCTCTTTACTATCTGCTTTATTCTGCATTGAAAGTAATTTATACTGCATTGCTACACCACTAGCATTATTAGCAAAATTTTCGTCACGTAAATTAGCGATTTCGGTATTCTCATAGATTGACTTTTGTAAGTGGTCAATCATATTTTCTTGCATTCCGTCCGCATCTGGCTTTTGAATAAAACCAACTTTTGGATCACTATTTGGATCTACAGTTGGCGCATAAATTAACCGGTTGTTCTTAAAATCAAACTTAGGGTTACCATCATCATCTTCATCGAGAGTTATATTGAACATAAACATGTACGCATTATCAAAATAAGCAATCTGGTTGGCTTTCTGACTCATTACATGATCCAATTCATCCTGAAGTGTAATGATTTGTTCAAAGACTGATTGCCGTTCTTCATTCTCATAAAATTCAACAGCAGGAACCAAACCATATGGATTAATCCCTTCTGAATTGGTTATATGATCTTCGGTAAGATTCATACCTTCAAAAATATAAAACTTATCAGCATATTGCACTTGGCCTTTTGCATCAGTCCAATTCTTTGTGTCATCTAATTCATATCGAACAAAAGCTAATGGATTATGAGCAACCGTATCATCATATATAATAAATGCCCGTTCTGGGCTTGAATGAGTAAGGTGTGGTAGTTTATCTTCACCTTGATAAATAAACACAACAGACCGTCCAAAAATATCTGCTTGCTTACTTATTTCGTTAAGCTCATCTTGAAAAGAATTTTCATTATTCCAATCTTGCAAAACATTATTAATATTTTTATCTTCAGCAGAAATTACTGGAGGGATGCCGGCAAAAAAGCCGTTGTATGAATCTTCCAACGGCTTAATTTTATTATCGATTAATTTATTATTGATATTATCTGTCTTATTATTTGGGTCATCAAGAATACTATGCTTGCCCAAATAGTATTCCATATTTTTACGATATTGAGGTTTTAATGTATTTTCATTGTAAGAAATAAAACCAAAAATCTCATTTATTGACATTCTTTGTCCTACAGGATAAATAAAACGATTATTATGAGTTACTCTATCATTGCCAAAATCAATTGTCTTCAAAATCTCACCACCTTAAATAAATGATTTAATAATTCTAGCTTTCGTACTTCCATGACCATTCTCTTCCTCTACCGCATAACGAATAGCATCAATGCAGTGGTTATATGCATCGATCGGCCTATTAGTATATTCATCAGTCTTCTTATCTTTCACATATGTGTAATTCTGCAATTCTTCAATTGTCTTTACACAACGATCATCAACCACCCATTTAAATTGTTGAAGGAATTGAATACCTTGAATTATTGAATCGGGACCTTTTAGAGCCGGTCTAATACGATAAATACCGTCTCTTTTCATTTCAGCAATTGATTTCTTTTCAGCACTATCAGCTGTTATTACTTCTTTTGAATAGCCCATGTCCTTAATTACTTGTGCTAACTGATTATTAAGCAAGCCCTTTTTAACAAATTCATCCATCACATAAAGTGTTTTATTTCTCATATCTAGTTTGATATGCATAAATGCACTTGGATCATTGATAAACCCATAATCAAGCCCAAAATAATCATTTAACGCTAATAATTTAGGATCACGAGGATTTAATCGTTTGGTTTTAAAGTAAGGAAAAACAAGCTTATCAAGCGTCGCAAATTCACCTAATGTGTATATTTTGTAATAAGCAGGATTAGTATTTTTCAACTCTTCAATCGTTCTGATATTGTCTTCATCTAAAAATCTATTATCTTTGTAAGTTGATTGATGGATAGCTACTCTTGACCGATCATAATCTGCACTAGGATCAAACCAAGTCTGATATGTCCAATTAAGCTTGCTAACTGGATTAAACATACAGAAGATTTGTCTCTGTTTATGCTTAGGTTCACGTAAACGCAAAGTAAGTTGAGTGTAGTCATTATGATTAAACTCACTTGCTTCTTCCATAACCACATCTGACAGTCCCTTAATAGATTTAATCTTTTCTGGGTCATCCATACCTTGAAATAAAAAAATCGCCCCATTTGGAAGGACGATTGTTTTATCAGATCTATTTACATGACAGTATTGAAGGATATTCCATTCACTTAAACATTCAGTGACATCAGTAAAAATTGAATTTTTAACTGTTCTATCAACCTTACGTAACCAAAGCACTTTTCTTGGAACATTCCAATGCTGTAATGATTTCAATACAACTTTTTGTACTACTCCATGACTTTTGCCACTAGAAGCTCCACCATACCAAACCTCTGTAAATTTAGAATAATCAAATAAATTATCGTATATTTGCTGATTAAATACTTTTGAGGGATGCGGAAAATTCAAATTAATCCTAACCATCATAATCACCTGGATCAATGTTTACTGTAATATCAGTTTGAGTTTCAACTTTATCAGTAAAGATCTTATAGTATTTACCAAGTAGTTCCAGGGCCTTTAACTGGTCTTGATCTTCAGGAGTTACTGTAGTTACATTGTCATAAACAACCTTGGGCTTTTTGCCCTTATAATCTATTCGCTTAAAAACTTTTTCTCTTGGTTCCCCAATAGCTAGACGGCTCAAATTATCAAGAACACCATCAATATCGAGAATATCTTTTGCCTTAGTTTCATTCATCACATCACTTAAATAGTTTTGAATGTTGGTATTTGTTAGTAGTTTTGAAGCATTTGTTCTGGCCGTAATATCTTTTTTAGCACTATAAGCAACTTTATAGGCTCTTGTAGCATTAAAGTCTTTCAAATATTCCTGACAAAATTTCTTTTGTTTTGGTGTAAGTTCTTTCAAATTCTCACCTCCTAAAATAAAAGAGACTAGTTAATTTTACTTAACTAATCTCACATTAATTTGTTTTATCGGTCCAAATAAAAATAGCAATTAAAATTTGTATAAAAAGCAATAGAATAGCATCTACTTTAGATAGCGAATTAAAACAAGAAAATGTAATGGGAGCAAACCACAACATTAATAGAAAAAAACTTCTCATAATTTCTCCAACCAAAAAGCAACTTTCTGACTGCAAAATAAAAAGCCAGCTTACGCTGACCTTATTTCATTATTTTTTTAACTATCCAAATCACTAATATACAACTAATAATTATTATCAATACATATTTCAAATATATCCACAAATTAAAATGCAAAAAAAACATTACTTCATTAACTCTTTTTTGATGCTTTCATACCCTCTTTCATATTCACTAGCATAACTATCATAGTCTTTTATGCTTATTTTTAATAAAGTAAGAGGGCTGATATAGTAGCCTGAAAAATCTTCTTTTAAACTTGATACAATATATGCAATATATACCATCATTTTATATGGATCAAATTGTTTTGATTTATTAAGTGCAAAAGTAGCTGAATTATAGGCGGATATCAATTTTACAGTTCGATCTGATCCATATATTATCGTATCATGCATAAGCTTCTTATAAATTTTTAATGCATCTGGATTTTCACTACTAATCTTAGCAATAGTACCATCCATATCTGTTAAAAAATCTGTCCAACTAGCTAGTACTTCTTGTTGTTGTTTACCTCCGAGTTGCTTAAAATATGATTCGATTTGAATATCATGTGCATTTTTATTTTTTATAGTTTCAAGCCATTTTTGTGTAATTAAATCTGGTAGCTTTAATACTATTCCAATTAATACAATCATTACTACTGTTGAAACTATACTAATTATTTCTAACATAAACACAATCACCTCAAAACTATTATAAAAAAATCAACTCCACACGAATAGGGGTTGACTTTTTGAGATGATTGAATTTTTTAGCTGGAATATCCAGCAATGGCAAAGATAGGACTTGCACCTATGAAACCTTTCGGTGGCGGATTTACAGTCCGCTGTCGTTGCTACTGGACCACTTTGCCAAACTATGCTCTTTTTATTAAGGACATCCTTATAAGGGATGCATGTCCGCACAGCGAACACAGAGCAATAGCCTCAAGTGTTAAATACATAATATAGAGGAATTTCTTAATGCGGTGAATTAATTCAATTAGTTCCCATAGCCCGTACAAGAATTGAACTTGTAACTCCACCGTGAAAGGGTGGCGTCTTAGCCATTTGACCAACGAGCTGTACTAGGAAAGCTGCTATACTTAAGCCTCGCTTTTACGATTGCCACGGCATCTCAGTATTAGATTTAATGCGGAGTTACGTATCTTTGACCGACTTACCGCTAACCATTAAAACAATCAACCTTAAGCACAAAAATGTTGTTTCAAGAATTAGATTAACTTTACTTAAAGAAGGAAAATAAAGCTAATCTATAGGACTAGCTGGGCTCGAACCAACACTACACAGGATCAAAACCTGATGCCTTACCAATTTGGCTATAGTCCTAGAATGCTCTGTCAGGTACAGAGCTAAACCAGAAACTTTTTTGACTGTAAATTAAACGACAAGTAATACATGTTTTGTGAATATGAATTACTATTACGGATAAAACGCAAATATATTGCATGACAAGGTATATTTGCTTAACGCCTGCTTTCCGACAGGCAACGGGCAGGCAAGGAGTCGAACCTCGCTAGATATTTATGAAAGAAGATTGCCTTCTTTCTAATTCCAAATTGTGTTCCGTTCTACCCACGGTATCTGCTGCGGTCCACTGCGAACAGATAACCAGCTCTTAGTCTACGCTCTCCCTCGAAACCGTTGAGGGGTCATGGCGATAGAAGGTTGCACCTAAGCTACATACTATTACACATAATAGTCTGATAATGACTACCTGCTTAGGTGCTATAAGCCAAGCAGGAATTGAACCTGCTTAACTTGAATAATTAAGAAACTACGAGAAATATTTTATTAGAGGTCTTTTTTTATCGTCTCTCATCGATTAGCCCGCTGTCTCGGGCTATAACCGCCAGCCGAATTGAACGACTGCTAACGCCTACCAAGGACGGTCAGTCAATTGTACTTACACAATCAAGATCTTCTATTAATTTTAGAAAGGAGTATTTTTTAAGTTCGAAAAACCGCACTCATAGCACCATCGAGGTGTCGTCGAAAGATCCTACCACCTAATCTTTCGACAATAACAATTTAACACGATTTGCACGCAAGCAGAACGCAAGGTTTACGCATACTTTACGCACGACCAATTTTTCCGAAGCTTACCAAACAGTCTTAATTCTTTCAGTAAAAACTCTTAAATCAGGTAAGCCTTCAACATCAAAATACTTCTTCCAGTAAAGCCAACGGTCAGCAAATTCGCATTGTGCGTTAATTTTCTTATTGTCGATTGACCGAGTAGATAAATTAACAGTCGCTGCTACATCAACAATTCTTAATTGATCTATATACGTGCCAATTAAGATGCGTCTGTAAGGTTTAAATGCTGTATCGGTGCAATTATCCATTGTTTTATAGATAGCTGCACACACCTTTCTAGCAGGATCAGCAATATCAATATCGTCCTGTGCTTCATCAATGAAGTTGTTTTCAACGCCGTTCTCATTTGTTGACCCTGGTGCAAAAGATAATTGAGGGCTTGTAAGTTGATTACGGTGCAAGCCAGCCAAGTTAAGATATCTCTGAAACTCAGTAGTCAGAAATTTATCCACCTTCCTAGCTGTAGCTCTTGGATTTGGCTGTAATCCCAAATTAATTTGATACACACTTACACTCCCTCTCGTCTTCTAATTGTTTTTGTTATTTGCTACTAGAGCATCAGTAAATACTCGATCAGTAATTTCATAAGGATCTTCGTCATTAGAACAATGATGCTTGGCATATTTCAAAATATTTAAGTACATCATGACCATTGTTTCATTGCCAACTTCTAACTCATTTCTAGTCTCGTCCATCTTTAGACCTCACTTTGATTTCATGCTCAATCAATGGAAGAAGCTCTTCTGCCTTGTACTCATGTTCCATATCTTCCAAAGTTGGTTTGTCAATATCCTTAAAATTTCTAATATTAGATTTAAGCATTGATTGAAAATTCTTAAGTTGTTCAGTTTTAAAGTTCTTGTATGTATAGGGATTAACCTCAAAATCATATAGTTTCATTTCAAAACTCCATATCGTCGATTTCTTCCAATAATTCTTTCTCTTCTTCTGAAGGCTTATATACTCTTAAATCCCAAATTCCTTTGCCCATGTACGTCAGTACATCATATTTGCTAAAAGAACACATCCAACCAACTTTGGTATGAACTGCCCAAGGTTTTAAAAATAAGTCTAATCTACCACTTGGCAGCACTTTTAGTCCTTTGTTTTTTAAAAAATCTTCAGTATAAGTATCTTCAAATTCTTCTCTTGTCCCTCTAGTGCCGATTTCTAGTTTGATTTCCATATCTATCTCTCCACTTCTTGTAATACTCTTTTACTTCTTTTTCGTAATTTACTGGCTTAAGTGTTCCGTCTTCCTGTACGTGATACCATTCGCCTTTTTGATACTTAAGATCACTCATAGGACAAAAACCACAAATCCGACTGCACCTAAGCAAATGAGTATCCCTGCTACAGTAATTAATGCTGCGCTATGCTTCATGTTTTCTTAATTCCTTAATCATAGTGGTAATTGGCAAACGGTATTCACTAGATAAAATGCTGGCATCAAAGTCTAAAAGATCAAGTTCAGCCTTTAAAGTGCAGTTATGTTGCTTAGCCATCAATTTTGCTAATCTCAAGGCTTTGTCCCTATTCTTTGCTACACAGGCATCCATAAATTTACTTGGCAAGCTTACGTCTATCTCTTCCATCTAATTCCCCAATCTATCCGTAAATTACGGCAATCATCAATGCTACGCTTCTAATATTGCCCAGAATCGGATCATTTAACCAGTTACGGTACTCATCACTAACAGGCATGTAATCGCTAGAAGCCCCAAACTCCCAATCTTTTTTCAGATCTTCCTCATCATCAATATCTAACAGCATTTTGAAAGCACCGCGGAATGTAAGCATCCCTCCCTGAATTTCATTTGAAACCCAATCAATGCGCTTTTGAACAAATTCAGGTAAGGAATGATTTTTAGCTGGTGGCACACACTTGCCATCCTCAACTTTCCATCCATATACCCAATCATAACTTTCAGTCACTCTATCTTTTTCCATTTTTTCTAATCCCCCATATCTCTCTTAATTCTCACTTCAACCCTAGGACGGTCTGCATATCTCTTTACAACAAGCAATTTAGTAACCTGTCTGTCATCTTTGTATACGCCACGTATAACTTCGACCATCTTTTTAAGCTGCCTGTTTAGCTTTTTCTTAGGGTTCATACCGTCCATGATAATCTTGCCGATATTATCCGCATCAGGCATCTTGATAGGCAATTCTTTGTTAGCAAGGCACAATGCCTTACGTTTTTTACTCCAACTCTTAGGGACGGAAAAATATGCCACTATTTTGACATCTACAGGCTCGTCATTATCAAAGTACCCGTCAAAACTATTAATTGCCGTATACCTGACTAAATCTTCATACTGAGATGTCTTCTTTGGCGTATATGCTACTGTTCTAGTAACCCTAGGTCTAGCCTTACCTACTGGCGGTCCTTCAATCGTAAACTCTACTTTCACTGACTAACCTCGTTTCCGTCTTGGTCTACAGTGGTATCTACTTCTTTGATATATATCAATCTACTTACTGGAATTATCAAAGTCGTTACTTTATTCATATTTTTCCAACCTTTATGCGAATCAGGCAAATTAAGATAGCTGAAATAGCTAAGTTTAGTGCCCGTTGTATTAGTCCAAACTTTTAAGCGAATACATCCGGACGAAGTTTCCACGTGCTCAAAATTATCTGGAGAACATGTAATTTGTTCATAATTACCTAAATCTTTAAACGCAATTAATGATCTTATTTTTTTCATCGTATCGCTCCCACAACCAAAATAACTAATGCTAACAGAATCAAGAACGCTGCTGCATATATCCAATCTGACATTATTCCTCTACTCCTGAAATATCTCGGTCCATAGGGTATACTGTCTCGATTTTCGATGTATTAAAGATAACTTGCGTATGTCCTATAACATATGCAGGCTCTCCGTCACGATTTTTATAAAAATCATTTGACTCAGCATCTGCTAACGCACCACTAAAGCAAGGTAAATCACTCTTTTCTCCTTTACTAAACAAGGTATCTGCAAAGAAATAAGGCTCGTTCATTTTATTAAAGATAGTATCTACATCATCTGATACGGCATATATACATTTGGTTGTTTTAATAATTGATTTAATTTTCATCGCCTAATCTTCCTCCATCATTTCCTGAAAGCTTAGTACTTTCCATATTCCCAGGCCTGTATATAAGATCGGCGTCTTATCATCAGGGATTATAACTGTGCCATCATACGTATTGATCGCAGCTTCTACTCTGCTTCCGTTACTAAATCTATCTAAGCCTTTTTCATGTAAATAATATGGATTATAGATTTTAAAGAAATAATAGATTGGGGCGCTTGTACCCTCTAACAATCTTGGGGATATCATTCAATCACCAGCTTTGCGTTTACTTTGTGCCAAGTCGGGGAAAATTTTTTATATAGCTTTTCAACAGTTTCGCAAGAATCTAAAAAAATATCATCTTCCCTTGTGCTATACGCCCATTCCACACCAGGGTTGATATTCATCAAACAATATTTTTGATAATTATTTTTTACAATTAGACCTATATTGCCTGTATTAGTTACTAATACATCCCCAACATTCCAATCATTATTTCTTTCTGCTCGCTTATCAATTACTTTCATTGCCTAATCCTCCATTTTGTACAGTGTTAATCTTTGACTATTTTTCGGTGCGTTTCTGTGATATGCAGGTTTAGACAAGTACAGGAGAGATTGTTTCTTTTTGTGATACTTTTCAGCTAAATAATCTGCTGTACCAAGATCAATAAATGTGTCTCCTCTATACATTGCATACCACTTTGGTTTTAGCTGGGTTTTACTCATTTTGACTTACCTGCCTTACTACTCCATGGAGCTTCTTAGCAACTTTTGCTGCCTCTTTCTTGTCGATAAATATCGACTTAGCATACCCAGCCGAGCGACCTGTTGTGTCTAAGATCTCAACCATGTACATATCAGGGATTGAGTACCATCGGTACTCTTTTGCGTCTTCGATAATCTTTTCCAAATTATGGTTTTCTTCAAGCATTAAGCAATGTCCTCTCTCTCGATTAGTGGTAGAACGTCATTTTCTTTAAGCACGTCGTAAATCAAGCGTCTACCTTTTTGTTTCCACGCTGTAAGTGGCTTAGCATGATCTTTACCGTGTTTATCAGTGTAGGAATACATCTTTGTTGTTGTGTACTTTTTGCCCATATAAGCTTTATATAAGATCCATTGACCGTTAACTTTATGCTGAATTTTCATACGATTGAGTAACTTGTTAAACTCTCTAGCGCTATATCCATAATCCATAGCAATTTGTGTTGTTAGCATTGCATCAGTAGTCCCAAGAATGACATCTAAATAGCTAGCTTTCTTGTTACTCTCTTCTAGCTGTCTACTTAGACTCTTGTTTTCAAGCTTAAGTTGCAAGTTCTCACTATGAAGAATATCCATAGCACGTTGAATAACGTTTTGTGGATCATTCCACTTTCTTTCTAGTTCTAAGAAATACTCTCGATATAATTTTGATGTTTCTGTTCTTGCCATCATTGCAAGTTGTTTAGCCATTGAAATTGTTAAGGCATAGTCAACAATTTCTCGTTTAGCCCCGTTTCCAACAACCGTACTTGATGTACACTTGTAAAAATCTTCGTTTTCGGTATATAAATCAAAATTATTGTCTACCCATCTGCTAAAACGACCTTTTAGCCCTAATCCTTTATACAAATCTCTAGCACTAACTAGCTGTTGGTCATTATTAACTGTCACTTTAATTAATTCACTACTCATCATCTTCGCCCTCTCCAAGAATGTTTAGAAGTTGTGCCTTTATAAACTCCTTGGCTACCTTTTCTCCTTCTTCGTCATCATTAAGCAACTCTTTAAATCCATCAATTACATCTTTAGTGTTTCCAAATTGTAAGGCTGTAAACAGCTGCTGCCCTATTTGGCTACTAACAATTGCATCTAAAGAATTTTGATCGACTATTTTTGATACTTCATCAATCAGCTTTAAAGCTAAATTTTCATCTCCAACTGCTACAATTCCCAAGGTCTTTCCGATAAATTTTGCTAATTCTTCGCTGATGTGTTCTGTTCCTCTTACATATTTACTCATTTTTTAATCCTCTTCGTCCTCGTTTAGTACAATTTTTGCAATAGCATATAAGGCAATATCAGCTGGGTTAACGCCTAATTCTTTAATAAGATAACCTGCCACATTATTTCCTGCTTCATTCAAATACCGTTCAGCATTGTCTTTCTCATCAAACTTGTTAGCGGTATTCGCCTTAGCTATATCAGTTAATGTTTCTAGTAACAAGCCAACATTCTTCGGCTTTTCAGTAGCTTTATCTTTTTTGTCCTTTAGATTAGCAACAGCATCCTTTACCGCTTTAGCCCTTATTTTCAAAGTTAATGCTGTAGCCTTAAGAGCATCAATACACTCTTCTTTGTCAATCTCTCCTGATGGTGCGCTAGCAGTATCAAATCCAACCCACCATTCGCCGTCAATGCTTAAATTACCAGCATAGGTAACACCGTATGGAAAATTGGAAAATTCATCTAATCTATCAAAGTAATCTTCGTTTCGATTGTTAACTTGAGCGATCCATTCAGCAGGATCATCAAGCGGGTAAAGTTGGATATATCCTGTATAGTAAGTCCAAGGCTTAGTATGTTTAAAAACCATAATTCTTCTTCCGCTTACAACTTCGTTAAAAACAACATCTTTCATGATTTACTCCTCTAATCTTCTTAATTAGCTTTTGAAATTGATAAATAAAATTCTTTACAAAATGGGCAGCAGTTAACTTTATCGGCATCTTGTGACGAAATTCTAAATACTTTGTGGCATTCCAAGCATTCAGCTTGATACCAAATCTGATCCAGTCCTTGCAAGTAAGGCACTGATACGTTGAAATAATCTGCCAACTTCTGCCATGTATTTAATTTTGGCTCAGTCGTTCCGTTCTCGTAATTACTGAATGTTCCACGATTGATCCCTGTTTGTATTTGAACATCATCAAGCGTCAAGTTTCTTTTTTCTCGTAATTCCTTTATTCGGTTTTGCATGGTGGTTACCCTTCTTTGATCGATACATTGTTAGGCTCTATATTGCTTATACATTTAATTAGATAACCAATTGGATAATCTATAGCTCCAAATAAAGTTTTATCAACTGCTTTATGCAAAGAAGCTAATGGTTTTCCTCTAACTACTTGTGTTAATAGTATTCGTTCATGGTTAGTTATTTTGGGCATATCTACTCGATATTTTCTAGATTGAAATTCATAATAATTCAATAATTCATTTACGATTAAGGAATAATCTGTTTTTTGGTCGTCCCTTATCTCTCTCTCTTTATTTATACTTGTATTATTAATACTTGTATTATTCTCTTTAAACTTTTCTTTAATAGGGTGTTTAAAGTTTTCTTTAATACCCTCTTGTTCTTTTCTTGAATAGGTATTGTCTTTTTCTTTAATAGGGGTATTATCTTTTTCTTTAACAGGAGTATCCTTATTTTCTTTAACGGGTTCAGCAACTGGATATAATTTTCTACCGATGATTTGGCTACCATCTTTTTCGAGATAGACTTTCAAATATCCTCTTTCTTTCAAGTGATTAATCCAGTTTGAAATAGTTGTCTTTGATTTGCCGTATAAATTAGCAAAGTAATTATTAGTAGCTGTGCAGTATCCGCTCTTATTAGCTAATGCTGTAATCTCACTAAATAATAGCTTTTCGTTAGCTTTTAGCTTTCTGTCGTATCTCACATTGGCTGTGAGAATTGAGTAGTAATTAGGCTGTTCATTATTCATGATTTCTCACTTTCTAGGACAATGCCTTTTCAATCTCTGCTTCTACTTCTGGATCTTTTGCGTAATCAGGAACTTTGCTTTCTTTTTTCTTATTAGCTGCTATAGCCATTGCTGTGAATTGCCTTACGGCTTCACCATCAGCAGACTCTTCTTCTAATTTTTGATGCCACCATTCGATTGGTACACTGGTTTTAGCATTTAGTCCCATCTTTTTCTGTTTATCGCATTCGGTATAAATAGTTACTAGAAACCTCTTTTTTCCGTTGTAGTTAGCCTGATACTCATATAGTTGATTTCTCGTCATTTTTTTGGGTTTACTCGGTGTTGATTGTCGCCGTGCTGGCTTTTGATTTTGAACAGCTTGCTGTTGATTCCTTTGATATCCATTGCTATCAGTATCTTGGGTATCATCAATTAAGAATAACTTGGCTAAGGCGTATTTAACTGCATAAGAACTTGTAGCCCCTGATATTTGACTATCGTCCATTCCTTTTTTGTTCTGGGCTTCTCTTGCCCAGCCTTGAACCTTAACTTCTTGCTCTTGATCCTTATAGCGAGCGGTTTCAACAAAATAAATCCGATCTCCAACCATTCGTACATCTTCATCGATGGTTAATGTTGCTCCATACTTAGCAAGTAGTGGCTTTAGAGCTTGTTCAATATCCTCAGCATTTCGATACTTATAATGACCAAAGCTGTTATACTGGCTCTTTGGCGCTTTTAATTCATTTTGAATTTGAGTTAAAATTGGAACTTTTACTTTTTCTGTCATGGTGGTTACTCCTTAGGCTTCTTACTCAATTCGGATAACTTTTGTTTTAATTCAGCGTTTTCTTGAAGTGCTTTTTTAAGTTCAATAGCTAAATTGGGGTTCTGAGACTCTTCTTGTTTAATAATTTCTTGACGTGCGTCTTCTGCTATTTCTCTTAAATAGTTAATTTCCGCTCCTAAACTTCCTCCGGGAAAACTATCATCAATTTTTGGTTTTAAACTGTTAATCCAGTTAATACTTTGCTGATATGATCTATGTTTTAAAGCTTCAGCAACGATCTTCTTAGTCCAATCACTGGCTTCTTTCTCCAGTTTGTATTGCCACGTCTTGTATTTTTTCTCGAACTCTGCATGTTTACTAGCCATCAGTAGTTGCCCTCCATACCGCCGAAGTAATCCATAACTTGCTCTTCCCAGAGGTCATCGTATTGGTCAACAGTAGCTAGATATTCTATTACTTCTTTTTTGTCCCAATCCGTTTTTTCAACAAAGTTATCAATACCCATCTCAAAAATTTGTGTAGTAATAAAGTGCTTAAAGTTGTAATAATCACAACTGCTGTCGCCGATTGTTACTAAGAACTGTCCTTCAAATGCTGAACTGATACCTTGTTCGGCTAACTTTCTTTGTTCTTCCAGCAGTCGTTGCTCTCTAAAAGTTCTTGCTTGTTCTTGTGTCATAATCTCAATCATTGTGGTAAAATACTCCTTAGAAATTTAATTTATAAACCTTTGAATTAGTCGTTCCCGATTGCAGTCGGTAACGGCTTTTTTTGTGTCATTAATGCAATTTGGAATTGCTTATCGTACTCATCAGCAACTAATGGTGACTTATCTTGCTTAGCGAAAAATGCGTTGCTATTACTGATTAATCTTGCTTCTAATGTCATCTTTCTCACCTCCTTTAAAGGAATATTCTCCAGAAGTAATAGCCCAACATAGTGATACATATAATTCCTGCTGCAATTACTTCTGAGCAAACAATTGCAACTAGCCAATCTGTCTTACGCTTCATTCCAGTAATCTCCAATCGTTACTAAATCCGCAAGTGCTGCGTTAATTTGCTTCTGTTGTTCCTTAGTGCCTATCTTCTTAAACATTTCTGCTAATTGAATGACACTTTCCAATGTATTACCTAGATAAGCAATTTCAGCCGATCCATTTTTGTTAACAACAATTTGTTCATTTTTAATGCCAATTTGATACTCGGCATCTTTCTTCAACTCGAACACTCCTCTTGATAGCAATTGTCTAATTACGTCAGAAGTTGTAACTTTAATCATTTTTCTATCTCCCATAATCTTTTTTTATGCTTGCATTCCAATCAATGCGGTGGTAATTTTCTTCGATCCACTTCTTAGCATCTTTTCTAAAGATGATTGTTTTCTTACCGTTGTGTGGGTTAACTACAAAACCGCCATTTTCGAAATCAATTTCCTTTTCAAATCGATCAAAAATATATATTCTTACCCACTCTTGACCCTTACCTCCGCAATACTTTTTTCGGAACTCATCAATATTGATTGTTGCGCCCTCTGCTTCTTCCTTTTCCTTATCAAATAAAGCTTTGATAATTGGTTTAAAGATAACTATGAGAGCATCTTTGTTAATTAGCTCAGGCATCTAATCACCCATATCTCTCTTAATCCTCAGCATGTTCAAGTTCAAATTAGATTTTCATTTTCTTGTATCTCCTCTACTTGTTTCCTAAATCTTGTAACTTTTATTTAAAAAAATGGAAGGTGAAATATTTAGAGCATCTGCTACACCAAAAGCAAACTCAGCTGTAAAACGTAATGTTCCATTCAAATATCCAGTTAAATTAGATGGCGACATATTCATCTTTCTAGCAAGATAACTTTTCTTAATTCCATGTTCTTTTAGATATTGATCTAAAATTTGGGCGCTATTCTCCTTAGTAAGACTTGGCATGTTTTCCCTCCTTTCAGTTACAAATATCTTGTAACTTTATACTTATATAATACTACATATTTTTAAAAATACAATACTTTCCTACATATTTTTTGTAAAAATATTTTAAAAATATAAAATTAAGTTACAATATAATTGTAATTTGATTGAGGAGGTCAAAAATATGACCGATTTTAGTGATAAATTAAAACAGCTTAGAGAAGGCAAAGGCTGGAGTAAAACTAATGTTGCTAAACATTTAGGCATTGGACTTTCAACTTATGCTAATTGGGAATATGGCATTAGTGAGCCTGATATTCAAACTATTAATCAAATAGCTACTCTGTATGATGTATCTAATGGATACTTAATGGGTAATGACAACAGTGGAAATGAAGAAAATGAAACTAAATCAGTTGACTTAGAAAAAGACCCTGTCGTACTTAGCTACGGTGGTCGTCCTGTTTCAGATGAAGATATGGATATTATCAAGGCTATCCTTGAAAGACATAAGAATGATGGAGACGTTCACTACGAGTAACTATGTATAATAATGATTTACTACTATATATATGTCATTTGATTGAGGATCATAACCTCGGTGTTATACTTTCTCGCTTAGACGACAGACATTTCCGCTCTAGGTATCTTCCGCAAAAGAAGCTTATCATTGTCAATACAAACTGGTGGAATCCACCAGAAGTGCCGTTTATGGCTGCGCATGAACTCGGACATTGCATTAATGGCGATACAGGTGTTATGTACTATGCCCATGATTATGACTGGCAAGAACATGATGCCTTTAACCGAAACGATGACGCATTCAAGGAAGATCAAGCTGATTTATATGGATTAAATCTCATCTGGGATTATGCTTCTTCCCAAGGGTACACCTGCGAAGACCCTGGAGAGTTCATGCTACAGTTCGGGATTCCGGAAAGATTGAAAAAAGTCGTTGCCAAAAAATTTGAAAACAGCAATGATTTACTATTTTAGGCGATTTTATGAACAAAAAGTAAAAAAGAAACTTCAAAAACATATTGATGAGGAAAATAAGAATGAATAAAAAATGCTTAATGTGTGGAAAATCAAGTTTAACAAAGTTAAAACTAAAAGATGGTGTAGTTTGCTCAAAATGCCTAAAAAAATCTAATTGGGGTAAAGGCTGGGCAACTACTCCTAATGCTGCTTTATTTTGGGCTAAAACTTTGACATTTAATGAGTTTCAAGAATTCCTTGCAAATGGTGGTAATTATAAAACTGCAACTCAAAATTGGATAAAAAAAAGAACAGCTAAAACTCAAGCTAAATCAGATAAAATTGTAGAAAACTCAAAGGAAAAATTGTCTAATATTGATAATAAGCAGGTAAATACTCATTCATTAGATGATGCTATGGCACAAAATGAAACTGAAAAGATCCAGAAAATGGATACTTCAGAAAAGGTTAAACAAGAACTTATTGCTGCTAAGGTATTCGATTTAACTTTCGTAAAGAAAGAGATTAAAGCTCTTCCAGAAGTATTAGATAATACTGAAACAATCAAATATGCTTGTTCAGGTGTCCTTGATGGTCATACTTGGCTAGTAGTATGTACCAACAAAAGAGTTATCTTTTTAAACAAGAATATGATTGTTGGAATGGATCAGAAAGAGATTCCTCTCGCTGTGATTAATGCAGTATCTTATAGCAAGCAATTTGTCTCTGGTACTGTATCAATCACTAATGGAGCTAATGTAACTGGAATTGAAAAAATTAACGCTGTGGCTGCTCCTATCATGGCTAAAACTATCAGAGAACAAATGGCTGCAATTAAGTCTCCTACTCAATCTCAGACAGTAGTTCAATCTACTCCAGATGTTCCTGATGAAATTAGAAAATATAAGCAACTTTTAGATGATGATATTATCACTCAAGAAGAATTTGATGCAAAAAAGAAAGAATTACTTAATCTTTAAAAGCACATATAGGAGACATAAATGAAAGTTAAATTTAAAGCAGTAATTACCTCTATAACAGCTACAGTAATTTTAGGTAGCTCTTTCCCCTTGATTCAAAAACATAGTTCACAAATTGTCGAAGCAAAGCAAAAATCTACCCATCATAAGAAAAAGGCTAAAACTAAAAAATCTAAAGATACCTTATTATCTAGAGCAAAAAAATTAAAGTATGGAATGAAGTTAACTACAGTCAAAAAAATTATGAAAGTGAAACCAACTGAAGAAAATGAAGACGGTTTTGTAACCCTTACATATGGTAATGATAAAGTTATTCTTGGCTTTGATGAACATAATAAACTATCTAATGCTCCTGCAGGCGCCCCTCAGATTGCAAAACAAGGAGAAAAATATGCTCGTCAACATATAAGAAATAAGGATTAAAATGGCACGAATAAGAAAACGGGGAAAGAAATGGACGGCAGAGGTATCATGGTACATTAATAACGAGCGACAGTATAAATCCAAAGGTGGGTTCGAAACTAAGCGAGACGCTCAAAAATGGGCTAATGAGATGGAAGTAGCTAAAGATGACGAACAAATCTCTAATAAAGACCCCATTTTTGCTGAATATTTTAAAATTTGGTACGAAACCTTTAAAATTACTGGTAAATCAAATAATACTAAAAGACGCTATGCTAGAATCTATGATCTAATTAAGTTAAATTTTCCTGACGTAAAAATCTCTAAAATGAATCGTCTTAAATATCAGAAATTTATAAACGATTACGGATCTAACCACGCTAAAGATACTGTAAAAAAAACGCATGGATCAATTAGATCATGCGTTAAAGATGCAATCAGCGAAGGAATTATAAGGAAGAACTTCACTGACAGAATTAATTTAGTTTGGAATGAAGAAAAAAATAGAAAAATTGATTATTTAAACTTTGCCCAAGTCCAATTGCTAGTTAAATCTCTTTTAAATGGCATTAAGCCATCTTATATAAGCAGATATATGCTTCTAACTATAATTTATACTGGAATGCGTCCGGGAGAAATCAGAGTGCTTACATGGCATGATATAGATTTTAAAAATCAGCAAATCCACATAACTAAGTCATGGGACTATGATAATAATAAAATTGTTAATTATGACTCAGACGAGATTAACAAGGAAACTAAAAATCGCTCTTCTACCCGTGTTATAGCTGTAGATCATAAGTTACTTGATATTCTACTCCAACTTAAAGAAAATGGAACTGAGAGACTATTTATTAACAATGATGGCACTATTCCAACATCAACTGCTGTGAATAAAGTTTTACGCAAACACTTAAAGAAACTAAATATCGAAAAAGAAGGTTTTCACTTCCATAGTTTGCGACATACACACGTTGCAATGCTACTTTTTAAAGGAGTGGATTTATATTCTATCAGTAAACGGTTAGGACACTCCAATATGAGTATAACTGCTTCCACTTATGCATATATGTTGGACGAACTAAAACAAAAATCAGACAAACAAATAATCAATATTTTGGACGAAATTTAG